AGTCCCGCCAAGTTCTAAAGCACGTACATGCTCGTATATGAACTGGCCTGTCATTAGCTTTACGCCACATTCCATGCAGCATCCGCGTTCACGCTCCCAAATGGCTAACTTTCTTTTGCCAGATAAACTGCCACGCGCTGTAGTGCCTACATCTTCAGTCATGAATTTTCCATGATACTAATTGGTCAATCTCAACAACATAGGTATCGCCGTATCCAATTTTTTTAATGTTTTCAGGTTGATACAAAAATTTTGCTGTGCAATAGCCGGGGAATGTAACCGTATTTTCCTTTATGATAGCTAAAACAAAAACATCTACATCGGAATTGTGTTTGATATGCTTGATCAATCGACCGTTTTGACGGCGGGTTGACTTAATATCAATGCGTTTGCCTTTGTAAAAACAATCATAAGTGCTTGATCGTGGATTAATTGTAGGATCAAAAAAGATGTTGTGGTGTTTGCAAAAAGCGAATTCAGCCATCACACCATCAATATCAATTTCATGATCAGCAAGTTCACTAACTTTATTATTCTTAACGCCGTGCGACCGACTCATGGATGACCGTAATTCGCCAAGGATGCGAATGATATCCATATCTTCTCGTGTTAGGGTGACAGAAAATGTCATTTAAAACTATTCCCCGCTCTTTGGTTGGCTTGTTCTGATCGCCACGCCTCAATGACAGCATCGGCGCGGTTGCGTTCTGCGCGTAGATACTCATCATTGCGAATGGCGTCTGCCTCGTTATTAACTGCTTCAGCATATAGTTCGTGTTGTTCTGCCCAAGCTTCTTTCATGGCAGATGTTTTTTCTTCAGAGGAGAGGATCAGGTTTGCCCTGACCCTCTTTCTAGCGTGTTCCGCTTTGAACCTATCCGACCTGGCTTCTGCACCAAGAGAACTATGAGTGGCAAGAAATGTTAAGGCTTCTTCCATCATGTCATCGGATATAAATTGGGTCATTCGTATTGCTCACCAAAGTTAGGATCGTACGGAACCAAAGATACCCAACACTCACCGTCTTGATTGGGAAGTGGGGCAGCTTCAAAGTTTACGTTAATCGTACCTTCTTTGCGTCCGGTAAATCCACGACCAAGTTTGGTTTTGCGCACATGGCCGTGTTTATCAGTCCGATAAGAAAGAACGATGTATTCAGTACCGCTCTGCTCAGAAAGGTATTTCGTCGTCGATTTCATCCTCAATTACCTCATGCTTACTGGATGCTTTCGTCATCGTCCCTCTCTGAGGCGGGGTCTTTGTCGGGGCTTCTGCACGTTCGCCCGATGGGTCTTTTGGTGTGAATAAAAGGCTATAAAACTCACCTTGTGACCCATGTTTCTTCCATCCTGCCATGCGGTAATCAACACCATTCACTAAGGCGTTACCGGAAATATCAGGGTGCTTATCTAATGTTTTATACTTGTTATTAGAAATAATTCCAGAGTTATTGCGCTGTTCGTAAGCCATCTTACTTTCCTTTCTTTTCAGCGTTTATTTCTTTTACGCGGTCTGCACATAGTTGACGCAAAGCCTCGTAATCTGCATCGTCTTTATTCAAGTTCATCTTGGTGAAGTTTTCTTTTAACTCCTGCTTCCAAAAGTCTTGAACCTCTTTAACCGTCCGGCACATTTCAATCGCCATCTGGAATACCTTCATATAGGTATATAAGTCTTTAGTATAATCCGGCCAATGGCTTAGCGCATCGCTATGTGCCACTGACTCATGTGCCACTGGCGTAGTATCCCGCTCAGGATCATCGCCTGTTTCAATCTGGAATAGCTTAAATAGAAAGTACTTATTTGCGCCAGTGATTGCCTTATAAAGCCCCTTATCACCAACCGTGCCATTTTTGGCACGATCGTTACCACATCCGGCAACACGAATCAGATGAGGCCAGATATCGCCATCCTTGTGGACAATCTCATACCGCATATCCACAACCGTATTGCCATGCTCGTCCATAGGGCGAACCATTTCAATCGATGGGATTAAGATAAGACCCTCCTCAATCAAGGCGGGACGCAACTTCTCAAGCAAATCAGCTTCAGAAACATACTTGTAACCGTGAAACTTATTCTCACTACCCTTTTGAACATACGTAACTTTGGTCATTACGTTATGCAGGGCTAATGCAATCTTTGCACTCACTGGCTTATGCTCCCCTAATGACGATGGTGGTTCCACCGTTTGAGAGCGTAACACCTGGCACATCCATTTTCTCCAACATTTCTTTCAACAGTACTTTGTTTGGTTCTTTTTTGATTCGCATAAAGTCATCTGGAATTTCGTATTCATTCAGCACAACGACTTGCGGCGGCGTATTCATCAGTGACAAAGTTGCCGTTGGAAACTCAAGTTTGCGCACATCGGCAGCTTCCATGAGTCGCTTCATCAGTTCCCGACCAAAGTCTACGCGCTTGTCAAACCGCTTACGACGATCGTGAATATCACGCTCGGCCGCCTGACACGCATTGGACAAGTAAATATTGTCCTGTGTGCGGCGCAATAGTTTTTCCATTGTTTCGCGGAAATCCGTCGCACCCTCAAGCATATCTGCTTTCAGTTCCTCATCTTCTTTAAGTTCTGGGTAACGCTCAAGAAGCAACTCAATGGTTCTCTTAAGCATATCTACGTCGTATTTGCTTTTCATTTTTTACCTTTCTCGCAAAATCCCTGTTTAGGATTTTGTTCCGTTCTTGCTGTCAACGAGTTGATCATTTACGTATGGTGTAAACAAAGTCAAGAGGCCATTATGCTTTTACAACTTAACCCGCCAATTCCTGTCATGTCCCCAAAAGGCAAAGGATTGGCACACGTTTTAATCGACTACGGCGCTGAACATGACCTACTTTGGGTGGTATTTCAAGATGAAACTGGTGAATGTTGGACTTGGAATAACAAGGAAGTTCGCGGCCAACCCAACATAACTATGGGTAGACCAGAAGTAATAACACCCCTGCCAATTAAGCGTGAAAGGCCAAGAGTAGTACCAAATGAATGAGCATCCACTGCGCCAATGGCGTAGAAAAAATAACGTGATTCTAACCGACTTTGCTAAGTTGGCGGGAACAACTGCATCGTCCATTTCCCGTGTTGAGCGTGGCGTTCAAGACCCATCATTGAATTTGATGGTCAGGATTGTAAGAGCAACAAACAAGGAAATTACACTACACCATTTTTTCCTTGATTGGAAGCAGCATGATCAAGCTTGAGTTGCCATTGGCCCCTAGCACAAACCGTTTATGGAAAGTAGGCAAAGGTGGTCGTATGTATCGTTCCCCTGAATACGTGGCTTGGCTTGAAGAAGCTTCTTGGATGGTCAAGTCACAGACCAAGGATCAAATACTTGGGCAGTATATCGTTCACATCTCCGCGACGAAGCCGGACAAAAGGCGTCGGGATTTGGATAATCTATTAAAATCAACAAGTGACCTTTTGGTTAAAACTAAAGTAGTAGAAGATGATTCAGAATGTAAAGCTATCGCCGCAGAGTGGGGCGATCATGGTGTGCCTATGGTAGTGACCGTATACGGTCTTGAGGAAGATGCATGGACAGAGAACCGCAGACTTACGATGAACTGAAAGCCAAGTATTTGGCTGTCAAAAAGAGATTGGGCGGCGTCAGTGGTCCTACTGGCGTTGTTCCGATAGAACGCGTCACTTTGCCGCAGGAATCTAAAATCCTGGAGGACACTCCTGTTCTTCAAGTAAGGCTCTACAACCGCAAGTTTGCCACCATGCTTCGGGAAGTTGCCGCCATGCACGGCATCGATCCAAATATCGTAAGAAGTCCAACCATCAGGGCGGATGTTGTTAAAGTTCGGCGTGAAGTGTTTTACCGCGCCAAAAACGAACTTAATTTGGCTTATTCAGAGATTGGCCGACTCATGGATGTCCGGCACTCGACCGTGATCTACGGCATAAAAAAATACCAAAAGGGTATTGCATCACGCGCAAAAAGTTGTTAGCCGTATACTGTGACGGTACTCCTCCCTTTTGACCGTCACTGATAACGGTGACTTGACCCGCCCTTGGTTCTCCATACGAGGGCGGGTTCTTTTCCCCTCGCGCACACACGTAAATAGTTATAATATATATAATATTCATACCAGATAGGTATGTTAGGTTATATATGTTTTATATAATCTATATATAATAATATAAATAACATAAGGATAATAACATGAGTAAAGCTGTATTAAGAGACTATCAGCTTGATGCTATAGCTAAGTTACGAAAATCTTTGAGCAGTGGTAAACGCAGACCTGTAGTGCAAATGCCTACTGGTGCGGGTAAGACGATTGCGGCAGCCGAGATTGTTCGCATGGCACGGGAAAAGGGAAACCGTGTTTTGTTTTGCGTCCCGTCTTTGAGCCTGATTGATCAGACCGTAGAAAAGTTTGAGCGGCACGACATTTGGGAAATTGGCGTCATTCAATCGATGCACGAACGCACTGACCCATCGCAACCTGTACAAGTCTGCTCCGTCCAGACATTGGCTAGACGGCCAATCCCCAAAGCTGATTTGATCATCGTGGACGAATGCCATGTCATGTTTAAGTTTTACGAGGCGTGGTTCAATCATCCTGATTGGCAAGACATCCCTATTGTTGGTTTGACAGCTACCCCTTGGGCTAAGGGCATGGGCCTTTTGTATGATGATCTGATCATCGGGACGACCACCCAAGAATTGATTGATCGTAAACATTTATCTGACTTCAAAGTTTTTGCCCCGTCTTCGCCCGATCTGAATGGCGTGGCTACGGTTGCGGGTGACTACAACAAGAAGCAGTTGGGGGCGGCGGTAGATAAGGCTCCATTGGTTGCTGACATCGTTTCTACTTGGTTGGAAAAATCGCAAAATCGCGGGACAATTTGTTTCGCGGTTAATCGCACTCATGCCAAGCACATTCAAACATTGTTTGAAAAGGCTGGAATTTCAACGGGTTACATGGATGCGTATACCAATTTGGAAGACCGTGCAAAAATCGCCAAACAATTCGCGGACGGCGATTTAAAGGTAGTCTGCAATGTTGGCGTATTGACCACGGGCGTGGATTGGGATGTTCGGTGTATCATCTTGGCGCGGCCCACAAAGTCTGAAATTTTGTACACGCAAATGATTGGGCGTGGACTTCGTACGGCAGAAGGCAAAGATCATTGCTTGATACTTGACCATAGTGATACGACACTTCGGTTAGGTTTTGTAACTGACATTCTTCACGATAAATTGGATGATGGAAAAGGCAGAGGAGCCATTGAACGTGAAAAAAAGATCGCCCTTCCCAAAGCTTGTCCAAAATGCACGTTCCTCAAGCCCGTCCGTACGCAAGTATGCCCAGCGTGTGGTTTCAAGGCTGAGGCTGTTAGTAAGGTTGAACATACTACAGGCGTACTCAGTGAACTTACTAGAGATGGAAAAAAAGCCGTCTCTGGGTATACCCAAAAAGAGAAAGAAATCTTCTATCGCGAATTGCGTGGTTACGCGATCGCTCGTGGATACAAAGACGGGTGGGCATATTGGGTCTATAAGGATAGATTTGGGGTTGGCCCCTCGAATTCGTTTAAAGGCATCGCCCTCTCACCGACTGCCCCGACCATGAGTTACATTAGACATCACAATATTGTTAAGGCAAAAAGAAGTGACAAATTTAACAGAAAAAACGCTAACACAGATAACCAACGGCCATTGGAAGTCGTTACTTCCACAACTTGGGGTTGATTCGAAATATCTTGTAAACCGTCACGGGCCTTGTCCGGCTTGTGGCGGTCGGGATCGATTTCGATTTGATGATCGCAATGGTTCGGGGTCGTTTTACTGCAACGTATGCGGCGCCGGTGATGGGTTTACCTTGGCTCAAATAACTACGGGAAAACCGTTTAGTCAAATTGCCAAAGCCGTCACAGACATTCTTGGGCAGAAGGTTTCTTTCACCCCAAAGGATAACTCTGAGGAGATGCAACGCAGACAGAAGATTAAGCGCGTTTGGGATACTGCTGATAAGCCTAAACCTGGAGGCGTAGTACATCGTTACCTGAAGAACCGTTTAGGGCTTGTATGGGCCTCTAATTCAATCCGTGAAGTCAGGGGCAGAAACCATTGGCTTATGGTTAGCAAGATTTGTGGCGTGGACGATACAGCCCAGAATGTTCATCTCACATATCTTACTGAAGATGGTCATAAGGCAGATGTAACGCCTAATCGCAGGGTCATGTCTGGACCATTGCCGGATGGTTCAGCGATTCGGTTAGCACCTGCTGATGAGCATATGGGGATAGCTGAAGGTGTTGAGACTGCCATTGCCGCGTCAGTGTTGTTTGGCATACCAGTTTGGGCGTGTGTCAACGCGCAAAACATGGCTAAGTGGATACCGCCAACTATAGCACAGAGTGTTACAGTATTTGCCGACAACGACAAAAGCTTTACAGGCCACGCGGCCGCGTATGCTTTGGCTAAACGCCTTACGCTTCAATATGCGATGCAAGTTCAGGTTCTTGTCCCGCCTGTCGTAGGGCAGGATTGGGCAGATGTTCTGGCCCTGGCCTCCAAGG